CCTTCGTGGCGACGGCGTTCTATATGCAGGATAATCGCTTAAGCTTTTGCATCATCGACGAGGTTTACGATACCGAAAACAGAAACGTGGAAACAATCCTTGGCAACTGGGAACAATTCGTAAAAAAACAGAAAGCGCGGTTTGTTTGCGCGGATTGCTGGGTAGACTCGGCTGAGCAGCTGATCAAAAAGAGTATGGAGCGGCGCGGGATTATCAATGTGCATAATTCATTGAAGAATCCGATAGTTGACCGCATACGCTTTCTCGACCTTATGTTTTCAATCGGGCGCGCTTCGATTTATAAAGATTGCAAAGAAACGATAAGAGCGGTACAATCGGCGGTATGGACAATGAGTGGCGGAACGGAAACACGCCTTGATAATGGTACAAGTAATATCGACAGCCTCGACGCTGCCGAATACAGTTTTGAAAAGTATATGAGGGATATGATATGAACCTACTCGGGGGTATTAAAATGATATGGAACAAGATCACTGGTAAAGATGTATCGCCGGACGTTATGGCGGCGGAATCGCGCATCGCAGAATGGCGCGCAATTTATAAAGGAAAGCCCGAGTGGTTGGATTACTGGTATCCGACGCTTAAAGGAAAGCTACAGAAGCGTGTGCGGAAAACCATGCGACCGGCATGGCTGGTTTGCTCAGAGCTTGCTGGGCTTGTGTGGGCTGAGACGCCAAAGCTCGCCGCGCCGCAGGGCGTCCTTGACGTTCTCTCCGCGGCAAGATTCATCGAACGCGCACAGGCAGAAACTGAGTTGATGCTCGCGCTCGGGGCAACGGTATTCAAGCTCTATGTATCCGGAGGAAAGATCGGACTAGACTTCGTTCCGCCTGATCGCTTTATTCCGGTTTCATGGGAAGCTGGGGTTATCACAGAAGCCGACATTATAGACCGCAGGGTAATCGACAAAAAGCTATACATCAGGATCGAGCGACACCGGAAGGACGGCGACGGCTACAAGATCACCAGCGAAGTCTATGAACAGCGCGGCGGCGATATGTACCCGGCTCCACTTTCGCGCTTTGGACTCACAGAAGCAGAGGCGACTAGCCCGGTCAAGATGTTTTTCTACTGCGGGAATCCAGAGGCGAACAACCTCGACACTGATTCGCCGCTTTCAATCTCAATTTTCGAGAACGCCCGCGACACGCTGGAATGTTTGGACAACGCCTTCGACGCGCTCAACTCGGAGATTGTCCTCGGGAAGAAAAGGATTATCGTTCCGGCTCGGGCATTGCGGCACGTGGTAAACACCGAAACCGGCAAGGCTGAAAAATACTTCGACCCATCCGACGAGGTTTTTCAGGCGTTCGACACCGAGGATAAGGAACAGCTCAAAATCACAGACAACACAGTTGAGCTTCGCATTGAAGAGATACGCCGCGCAATCCAGACCCTGCTTGATATTCTCGCGGTACAAATCGGCCTCAGCGTCGGGACATTCTCATTCGACGGCGTGAGCATGAAAACCGCGACCGAGGTAATATCTGAGAACAGCAAGACATTCAAGACGAAACAGAACATCGAAAATGCTATCGGATCGGCTATCGTCGCAATGATGGAATCAATCGCGGGGCTTATCGTATATACAGGTGGCGCGGTCGGTTCAGAGAAAATCGGGATCGAGTGGAATGACTCAGTAATCGAGGATCGCAACAGTAAGACCGCCTATATACAATCTCGTTTTACCGGCGGGACATTAGCGCGATACCGTGCTATAATGATGCTTGACGGCGTGGACGAAGCGGAGGCGCGGAAACGTGCGGAAGAGATCGCCGAAGAAAGCGCGACCGTTGACACGTCGAGCTTATTTGGAGGCATAGGGTAAATGACCGCCAGCGAGTTAATATATCAACTCGAAACCGATATTCTCACGAACATGATCCGCCTCCTGAAGCGCGGGTCAATCGGTTCGGCGACATGGCAGGCGGAAAAACTCGCGCAGCTCGGTACGCTCCGAGCAATGAATGCGCAGGCGATAAAGATGAACCTTACGAAAGCAATATCCGAGGCACAGAAAGAGATATTGAAGCGCGGACGCATGGGGGCGGCAATAATCGACGCATACGCGGTTATCGAACGGCTCAAGCTCCCGGCAGGCGCAGATGAAAAGCTAGACCAGCTTATTGGTATGTTCGGCAGGCAAACCGCCAGCGAGTTCAACCGCATGGGCGCGACTATGCTCGCATCAGCCGACCGGGTATACATCGACACCGCGGAGAAAACAGCAGCGCAGGTAATCGCCGGTGCAAAGACCGGGCGGCAGGCAATCGCTGAAACCGTATCGGGATGGAGCAAGGCAGGGTTAAAGGCGTTTACCGACCGAGCCGGAAGGCAATGGACGCCCGAGGCATACGCGCAGGTTATCACGAGGACAACCACGGCGAACGTGAGGCGAGAGGCGCAGTTCGAGAGGATGGACGAGTACGGCATGGATCTTATTCTGGTTTCAAGCCACGCAGACGCTCGCCCCGGATGCGCGCCGTATCAGGGGAAGGTATACTCACTGAACGGGAAAACGAAAGGCTATCCGCTTTTAAGCGAAACTAGTTACGGAGAAATAGACGGTTTATTCGGCGCGAATTGCCGTCACTCATCAACCGTATATACTCCAGGACAGGAAAAAACTTTCAAGCCGTATCCATTAGGCGAGACGGAAGAGAAATACAAAGAAAGCCAGCAACAGCGCAAGCTTGAACGGTCTATCCGTGAAGCAAAGCGAGGACTACAACTCGCGCAGGAATCCGGCGGAGATGACGCGACTATTCAGCACTGGAAAGATCGCGTGTCAGGAAGACAGGCCGCAATGCGCGACTTTATCGACGAATCGGGAAGAACGCGTCGAAGAGATCGCGAACAGATATACAAGTAATCAGGAGGGATAAATGAGCGATGCAGTAGAATCACAGGCAACGGAACAGCCCGCGCAGGCAACCGGACAGGAAACTCCGGAGGTAGCGAAGTACACCGACAAGCAACTCAATGACCTTATCGCGAAGAACGCCGCGAAGGCCGCAGAGAAAGCACGCGCGGAATTGCTCGGGTCAATCGGCGTGAAGGACGCCAGCGAGATCGAGGCTCTCAAGAAAGCCCGCGAAGCGCAGATGACTGAGGCTGAGAAGCTCAAGGCTGAATTAGACGCGCTCAAGGGTGCAGACGCCGAAAGCAAAAAAGCCGCCGACGCAATCCGCGCTGAAAATGCCGCGCTCAAGAAGGGCGTACCTGCTGACAAAGTAGACCGCGTTGTAAAGCTCTCAGCAGGCTATGACGGAGAAAGCGTAGAAGAGCGAGTAGCAGCAGTGCTGGAAGAGTTCCCGGAGTTCATCAAGGTGCCTGTAAAGGACATCGGGGCTCCGGCACACGGCCAGACACAGAACGAAGCAGACGCGTTGCTTGAAAAAGCCCGCGCACAGCTTGGATTAAAGAAATAACTTGACAAATCCGCTATAAACGCGGATACTCTTTGTAATGGCTCGGCATTCTCCGAGGTAAAGACCGCAAGGGTCTCTAAAACTTGGTAATACGAATCCGTTGGATTCACACCACTTTTTGGAGCCGTTGCGGTTTTTGCGTCTATGGCTCCGAACGCTTAGGAGCATACAAATGCCAAATACTGTAACGAAAGCTGCGGTTTATAATGCAATCCTCGACGAGGTTGTTACCGCTGGCTTAACCTCCGCGCCTCTTACGGCGAACCAGTCCCGCCTTGTTTATAACGGCGGAAACTCCGTAAAGATCGCAAAACTCTCAACCGATGGGTATAGCGATTACAATCGAGACACCGGATATACCGCCGGAGCCGCCACCCTCGCATGGGAAGATCACACCATTCGCATGGATCGCGGCAAATCTTTCAACGTCGATGTTATGGACGCCGACGAAACGATGCAGACCCTTTCCGCAACTAACCTCATCGGCGAGTTTGCGAAGGACAAGGAAGTTCCCGAGATTGACGCCTACCGGTATTCCTCGATCTTCGCTGCAATCGTAGACGATGCGACCGTTCGATATGGGTACTACACTCCGGCCGCCGCGACTCTGCTCACCACCTTCCAGGAAAACGTAGCAGACATTCAGGACGCCATCGGAGAGCAGGAGCCGCTCATTGCCTTCATGAGTATGGCCGCGTGGAAGTATCTCACCACCTCAACTGAGCTTTCCAAACAGCTTATTGTGCGCGATGGCGGAAACGGCATCAATGCCAAAACCTACGAGATCGACGGTGTGCGCATCGTTCCTGTCCCTTCTGCCAGAATGAAAACCGAATACACGTTCGGATCAAACGGCTTCGCGGCTAAGGATTTTGCGCAGGATATGAACTGGATCATCATGAGCCAGAACGCGGCCGTTGCTTTCGTGAAGCATCAGAAGGTAAAGGTTGTTTCTGCCGAAGATAACCAGAGCGCCGACGCTGAAAAGATCATGA